ATACGACATCCGCAAGAGGGAGGTTGGGTTCCTGTGTACCAACAAAAGGCGGGCATTTCTACAGTTTAGAAATACACCTTTGCCTACGACCCGATTGGTTTTCGATTCTACTGTTCCCAGCAGCGGGCACCACCCCTGTCGCATCACCTTAACCAGCTATATGCCAGTAAGTTTATTCAGTCACTCCCGTGTTGAGTTCGTCAACCCAACAAATATATTATGGCATAAAGAAGGGGGTCTGTCAACCCCCTGTTTATTATTGAAAGAGTATCTTGATGTTACACCACTTGGCGTAATGAATTCCTCGGTAGCAGAGAAGTGCAAACACCTCATCTGGATCGTGAATTTCTGGATCGAACTCTGGAACTAATGGATGTTCCAATGTAAATTTAATGTTAAACATTTCTCTTAACCTCCTGTAACAATATTTATGTTCGGAGATCCTGACAAATAGGTATTAAATACTACATCTTAACATTCTTTACAGGTAATCTTTCCTTGCGTGGTGTTCTGGGATCACTTTGCCTAGTTTAACAGTAAGAAGTCCGTCTTTGAATAGTACTTCTCTGACCTCAGTATCTTCTGATAATGTCCAAGCTCTTGAAAAGTTTCTCTGAGCTAACCCTTTATGGACATAATCAGCGTCTTCTTTAGTCTCTTTGTTTCCTTCGACTATAAGTTTACCATATTCAGTATAGACATGAATCTCTTTTTTACTGAACCCTGCCAATGCGATCTCTAGTCGAGATTCTACATTGTTTATGTTGATCAGGTTGTATGGTGGATAGTTCTGTGTCGTATCAAAATTAAAGAATGAGTTTAAATAATCATCCATGCCAATTGAGTTCTTGGTGATCTTATCCATAAGATCAGGCAAATTGGCAGCGTGATACCTTGCTAGTGTGTTCATAGTTCTCCTTATTAAGCGAGTTTAGTTTGTGTCCCTTGCGGCGACATTACTATTTAACCATAAAACATAAAAAAAGAGGGTCGTATAAACCCTCTAGTATCTTAGTGATAACCGTTAGTCTGCTTTTACAAAGGTACTTTGTGATGATTGAACTACCTTTTTCTTCTTACCGATATTATATTTGGTCTCAAGAGTCCAGTCTCCTTTATCTTTATAAGAGAGAACTTTGATTTGATTTAGAGGAGCAACATCTACAATTTGTTCTGATCTGAGAATAGTAATCAATCCCCAATCTGATAGGAGAGTGATAATTCTATTGCGACGTTGGACATCATTGATAGAAAGATTAGCAGACTTTCCATCTAATGCAAATAATTCTTTAAAATGTACGATATAATATCTTCCTTGCTTGTGCAGTATATGGCACGATTGGTAAATCTTTTTTTCTTTTCTTGAAGCCACACCGATACGAGTCAGCGTCTCTCTTACTTTCAAGAAATCATCTGGTTCATTTAAAGTAACTTCAATCATCTGGTCCTGTGACCAAGCAATCTCAGGTTCTGTAAACCCACTCATGCTGTACCTCCAACGTCAATGCGTTTTTTAATGTAGTTCAACTGCTCTTTAGTTAAGATTTTCAATGCTTGGATTGCTTTTGCATTACTATAACCATAGTATTGTTTCACAACGTCAAGATCTTTGATCTTATCTTTGCGGAGCCAAGGAGAGTATCTTTTCTTTCTCCTGAGACTATTTAGATAAAAGTGATATTGTAGATCCTTTGATATGTGGTGGTTCAAGTTCATTTCATTGGCAAACATGATGCAATCAATGTGCGCTGACATGCACTTGTTCACAATGAAGGCAGGATATTTTTTGATCGCAGAGGGATCATCCACTGTAATATCTTCTTTAGTTAGATTTACAGAGTTAAGCCAATCTTTAAGGTCTTTCATCGTATGATATCAATCTCGTCAGGGTTTTTGTTCCAAGTTTCCAACTTGGTTCTTAGTCTTCCATCGTCTCTAAGTGTTTCATATCTACGAGAAGCTTTCTTTCTCCACCAAGAAATAATCTGATTAACAGAGAACCTATCATAGTTTTCAGCCTTAACCAAAGTATCTTGCTCTCCCAAGATAACTTCTCTAGCATTTTGAAAACCATAGGTAGACATGTAAAAACGTTTTTGTTCTGTGAGATCTTTTGCAGATCTGATAGCAGTATTGAATGATTCAAGTTTATCTGCGTCTACCAATGACTTCTTGATAACAGAAATCATCTTGGATTGTATCTTTAGTTTTCTACTAGAGGCATCCTCCTTGACTAAACACTTATCATTGTTCCTTATCATGAACCATTTGTTTAGATCTTGGAAGATAGAGTCATGTAATAGAGGAGTAAAGTCACTATCAGTTAGGCCTTTGTATCTCATATATGGTTTGAGTCCATCATACTGTGATGATGATTTAGTAGATCCATATAAAGATGTAGTCTCGAACAAACAAATGTTTGAGTTGTATTTTGCATTGAGTTGTTCTCTTGCTTGATGTGAACAACACAACATTGCTAAAAGTTTACCACCAAGGTAGTTGAAACCGAACGGTTGAGTGGGTACAATAATGAATCCCATGATTGCATGGCGGTTAAACCGACCCAAATCTGGTACATCACCCAACCAATCATTCCTTGGTTTGGAGTTAATGGTGGGAGAACCGAACCTTATGAACCCAATAACCTTTCCTGTGTTCTCTTCTTTGACAATCCACTTAAGTGATTTGCCTGGGATAGAACTCTCAAAAGCATGAGACATTGTAATCTGTAATCTCTCATTAAAGAACTCATTAGTCAATCCACCATACTCTCCAGCAGGGTAGATCTTGATTCTCATATCAGCAGGGTGCATATCAAATCTACTGAAAAGATCATCCTCAGTTGCAGCACCCTCCATGAAGGCTGAGAGATCATTTGGTTGTTCAGCGATTCTGTCTAGTTTTACATTACGAAGGTATTCATCAATTCTTCCAGTATTTGAGAAATAATTAATGAATTTGTCTGCTGCGTAAGCAGCATCAAGTTCACTTAGAATCATTGTATAATGGGCATATTATAATCATCAGGTGCAGAAGGTAATCTTTCATATTCATACCTTGGGCCTGGGACAGGCATAGTTTTAGGTCTAGGCGCTGTAAGAACTTCTACCAGTAAATTAATATCCGCAGATATGGCATCATTGGTATCCGCCATCCTACGATATCCATTACCAATATAGATTTGTCCAACAACAACTGCAACAGTTGCTGCACCCCAAAACAGATAGTAACTTGAGGATTTTATTTGTGCTTTAGTTTTAGCAAAAGTTGATTTGGTCATTTGAATTCACACTCCACCATTAGTTCGGTCATACATGCCAAGAGATTTATTTCCTGATCTGCCACAAAGGCGATTTGATATTGATACTTGGCAATTATCAACACCGCAGCTGCAATACTTGGACCATCTAGAGACTCAAAAAGAGCATCGTAAATACGACGCAACAATACAGAGGGATCATTGTCCAAATTATTGACACACCATTTACGAACCTCTGGAAACTTCTTCCCTTTGAGATTCTTAATGAGATCATTTATGTTTACCTCAGAAAAATTGGCAAGAATAGATGAATCAATCTTACCACTAACTGAATGTCTTTGACACTCATTTAACACCCTCCTCCAATCAGGAAAATGTTTATTGATAAGTTCAGCAACTACTTTCTTATCCGCTTCAATATGTTCTTGATCAAGAATAAAAACTAATCTTTTAAAGAACTGTGCCGCTATAGTGGCTTTGTTCTTACCTGAGATTGCAAACTCAATAACAGAACATCTTGAATGAAGTGGTTCAATGATTCTATTCTTGAAGTTACATGTAAAGATAAATCTACAATTCTTATAGAACGATTCTATATTTGCTCTGAGTAAAAGTTGAACATCATGAGTTGTATTATCTGCCTCATCAATTATAATTACCTTATGTTTTTTATCCGCATCCATCAACGATACAGTAGAAGCAAAGTTCTTCGCTTGATTCCTAACTGTGTCTAAAAATCTACCTTCGTCTGATCCATTAATAACATAATAATCCACACCCAACTCTTCACACATTGCTTTAGCAACTGTGGTCTTACCTATCCCTGGCGGTCCTGACAACAAAAGATTAGGGATCTCTCCCTTCTTAAGAAACTCTTTAAATGTTTGTTTTGTATCCTCTGGAAGAATACAATCATCAATATTCTTGGGTCTATACTTTTCTACCCAAATAAATTCATCCCTCATCTCTCACCTTCAGCATCATGGATGGTTTGATTAACTCTAACAGATCTTCCGCTTTATGTAAACCCTTCATCTGTGCCACATAATCTTCCCATGTTGCAAGATCAGATTCTGAATCTAGATTAGCAAGTAAATTAATCTCAGCGATTTGTCTAAGAGAATCAACATCCATCAGGCTGACGGTGTATTTTACAAATTCAATTGCAAGTTCTTCTTTTGTTTTCATAATTAAAATCCTTTGGACTTTTTCTTAGTCTTTGGTTTGTCAATAACATGTACAACGGCATCAAATAATGGTTGATGATTATTATTCCACCACCATTCTTGAACTTCATCCCAAGATTCTACCACAATAGAACGGTCTTTGTAAACTATCTTGTAATGATGCCTGTCATATGATCCGTTACTTGTTTGTGAGAAGTAACGTGGGTCATCCTTTTCAATTAACTTAGTCATAACCAATCTGGTTTTCTGGATGGGTCACGAAGATAATTAGATGCAGCCCAAGGTT